CGCGCGAGGGTATGTGGAGAGGGAGGCGTGGAGAGCAGTGGAGAGGGGGGAAATGGGAGAAGGGAGACTGCGAGGAGTTCCGGCGGAAGGTGAGATGATAGAAGAAAGCCTTCGGCGGGTAATGGAAAGAGTGGAGTGGGAAAAGGGGATGGAGGAAGAGAAGGGAGTGGGGCTGGTTGGGGCGGTTCCCGAAGGGATTGTGGAAAGGATGCGAGCGCTGCTTGGAAAGGAGGAAAAGGAGCTTGGACCGGTCGGAGCGGAAGAGTTGCCGGTCGGGGACGGGTGAGCGGGAAAACTGGATTGACGGGAATGGATAGGCACATTATGATGAGGTAACGTGTTCAAACACGTTGAACTCTTACTTGAAAGGAGAAGTTGAAATGTACGGTAGATCAATTTGGTTGGCAGATGAAATTGCCTGCATGTTTGTGGATGATTTCATGAATCTTCCGGCACACCAAGTGCTTGGGTATGTTTGGGAACCTACGAAAGGCGCAGAGCAGCGGCATCGGGATTGTTGGGAATTCACACACTGAGAGGAATGAAATGAAAGCGAATCTTGGTTTTCGGGAACAGGTTGGACTGTTCCTCGGGTTTCGTGGGCAGGATTGGCCGACACTGCGCTGGATGGTCGGGGCGAGCGGAGGGAATCTTGCGGATGTGGTGGAGCTTCTGGTCTGGAGGCTGCGTGACCTTGGGAGGGCGGGGAAATGATACCAGCAGAGTTTGAGGCGCTTGATGGGATGTTGAGGGCGGAAGGGTATCGGCCGGAAGATCGGTTTGAGATTCTTCATTCCGCGGCGGAGGTCGGAGGAAGTTGGGATGATCCGGAGGATGCGATTTCAGGGCATGATACAATTGTGTTGGGAGCGCAGGTGAGGAGAGATCGTCATGGGTGAGGGAAAAGAGCGGCTTTCTCGGGAAACCGCAGAGCTAATCGAACTGGCCCAAAAGATGCAAGATCAGGGCATGGTGATGATGGAAATCCTTGCGGAATTAGAAGATCGCGGGTATGATGTGAGCGATAACTTTCTGCTTTCACTTTTTGTTTAGGAGATGGGAATGAGCGAAGAAAGCGTGTATTCGATTCGGAAAGTCTTAATGCGTCGGGACGGGCTGAGTGGGGAAGAGGCAGACGAACTGATCGCGGAAGCGCGGGAAGAGCTGGCAGAAGGGTGCGACCCAGAAGAGATTTGTGCGGACTGGTTTGGACTGGAGCCGGATTATATTTGGGATTTGGTGGGACAAGGATAGGCTCCCGCAACTCAAGGGATGTGACAGATCCCTTCGGTGGCGATATTGCCAGGAAGAAGGAGGCTTGAAATGACGCGAAAAGATTATGAACTTGTGGCGGAACAGTTGAGATTCGCTTGGGCGAGGGGGGATTTGACGCAAGAAGGAGTGAACAACCTTGCAGAGGGTCTGGCAGGTGGTTTTAAGCGGGACAATCCGAGATTTGACTACGGAAAATTCCTCAACGCTTGTGGGTATTATAGGAAGGAAGGTTGAAATGCGTAAGTTTACAATTCATGAAATCCGCTTGGCGGCGAACGAAGGCGAAGGTTTTTGCCGCCGGTGCGGAAGCCAGGGTCCGATCGAGCAAGATCCAGACGACCGGGAAGGGAGGTTCCTCCCCTGCGAAGCTTGTGGCGCTCTTGGAATGATGCCGGCGGAGGGGATTCTTGCAGTCCTCGCACTGGTTGATTTGGAGGAGGTCTAATCATGCTTCCCGGGCACGTGAAAGGAGAGAATGTTGGGCGCGGCGTGAAGCTTGCTTACGGGAGGAACTGGGTTTGGAAAGATGGGGCGAAGATGGAGGATGATACCTGGGGCGGCGCGGAAATTGTGACAGCGCAGATTGCTGCAAGCTTCGCCCAAAGATATGTCAGGCTTCTGACGGATTGCAAGAACCCGCCGGACTTCCGTCTGAACGATCTTTCCTCCGTTGTTCGGTGGGAGACAACCTTGGGGGAGTTCGTCTACTTCGTCGAGATTTCTTGGGAAGAGCCGAATAAGCGGTACATTCCACAACTTTCGCCACGGGCGGAGCTTTACCTTCGGAGCCAGCATGTTTGATTTGGATGGATTTATTCGGGTAGGAGTTTACATTTCGATACTTATCGCAATCTGGTGGCTTATTGATGGAGGACGGTAGACGGAAGGGTCACGAAACCCAACGAAAATAGTTGAATCTCTTGCTTGCTGCCCGAGTTCAATTATGAGATTATACGGGTTCGTTGAATAGACGGACTGATCGGAGTAAGGGCAATCGCCATAAAAGGATGCTCACTTTTAGGAGAAATGAGTATGGTCAAGAAAACTGTGGAGACTCAAGAGTCGGCGGAAGCCGTTGAAACTAAGCGTCCGGCAACGGAGGTGGAACAGGTGGTGATGGAAGATGGTCGCACGGTCGCCTTCTCCGGCAAGCGTCGGATGCTGAAGGATGTTATCATCGACGGTCAAGAAGTCAGTGTTCGCTTCGATTTCCGCAACGGCGCGACAAGGACTTTCGTTGTGACTGACGCAAATCGCGCTCAACTGGCTGGGCATGGCGCTGCCCAGAAGATTGGAGATGAAACGGCTGGCGTGGAAGACCTGGACGACGCCGTGATCGCAGTGGATGACATGATTGCCCGCCTGAACAAGGGTGAGTGGACCGCTGCGCGTGCTGCAGGTGACGGCTTCTCGGGCGCCTCCGTGGTCATCAAGGCGATCTGCGAAGTCACCGGCAAGACGGTCGAGTTTGTCAAGAACTTCCTCCAGTCCAAGCTCGATGCGGCTGCGACCAAGGGCGAGAAGCTTTCGCGGGGCGAGCTGTACGCTTCCTTCCGCAACCCGACGACCAAGACTGGCGCCGTGATCGCCCGTATGGAGAGTGAGAAGAAAGCGAAGGTCCAGAAGGTCGATGCAAACGACCTGATGGCGGAACTCGAAGGCTAATCCAGCCAGCTGAGTCGAGAGGATTGGCCACAAGCCAGTCCTTTCCGCTAAGCTGGTCGGGAAGCCGACGAAGCCAGGGAGTGAGCCGAAAGGCTGCTCCCGAGTCGCTAGGGAAATGAGCCTCCAACTAGCGGCGGGAAGGTGGGGGGGAGGCCCGACGGAAACGTCCTTGCCTCTCCCCAAACCGACCTCTTTCAAAGGCTCACTTGAGGCTCACTCAAATGAAATTTGCAGATTATCTTGCGATGTCAGTCAGCGGACAGCGGGAGGAAAGTGTTCCCCCTCGAAAAGGGAATCCGAATCCCGTCGGCTGGAAAGCACGGAAAATCCAGGCGGAAGAGCGCTATCGGAGGGTCATGGGCGGTCAGTGGATGACTACCCGCGATATCGAAAAGAAGCTTGGAATGTCTTTCTCAACCGCCCGCTCCTTCCTAATGTCTCGATTTGAGGCTGGGCAACTTGAGCGAAGGAAGGTCGGTCCAACGAAAAGTTGGGCGCGTAGTGTTGGTTACGAATGGCGCTGGAAGAAATGAGCGAGTACTTTGATGGCGCTGACATAGCAATTGCAGTAGAAGAAAAGGAAAAGAAAATGACCAAGAGACACTGTTTCGTCACCCAAGTGGGTGATGCAATCGAAGCGCTTGCCACTGCGCTGGATCCAGAGCGGAAGCCACCATTCAAGGGAGATATTCTTGATCTGCTTGAATGGGCGACCAAAGACATGTTGGGAATGTCCAAGGAGCTCGCCACACTTAAGAACGAAATCAAGTTGATTGGGGAGGTACTCAATGACCCTAGAGTTGACTTGACCATGACCATGAGCGAAGTGATTCTTGAACTTCGCGAGCAACTTGAACGTACCCGTGACTGGTTTGAAGCGCAAGCCAAGAGCAGCAGCAAGGGAAATTTTTCTGAGTGGGATTTAATGGTTTTGCGCGAAGAACGCGATGCCATCGACAAGGTTCTTGGAGAATTGAAATGACCGATAAGATCAAACCCGCCCGCAAGCGCCTAGGAACCTTCTCAAACCTTCCCTGTCCCGAGACCATCCTAGTTGAAATCATCTCCTGGGTCATCGTGGTAGCCGGTCTCGCAGCACTTCTCATCATGACCGGGAGTCGTTTCGGATGAACGCAAAAGTTTCAAACCTGCTAATCCAGCCAAATCAGAATATGGATGCAAAGCAGGCCTTGCACTCTACCCTTTCTTTCGAAAATGAGTTCGGACTGCAAGATGTCTTGATCGTCGCATATGATGCAGATGGGGATCTATTCATTCGCTCCTCCCGCATGACGAACGCAGAGGCTCTTTTCCTCGCAACCCAAGCCTGTCGTTGGGCGGAAAACGGAGGATCAAAATGAACAAAGAACGCGGAATGTACAACATGGACTTCATGCCAATACTCATTGGTATAACTGTTGTGGCCGGTATCGCAGGCTTCGCAGCATACCCGCTCTTTGGCTGGCTATGGAGCATCATCAAACCGTGGATTCATGGGGTGACAGCATGAGCAAACAGATTGACTTTTTGAAGAGATGTATCGCGTTAAATCTTCAAAGTGGGGGTCTGTTAGACCTGCTTGATCGTATCGAAGAACTTGAGCGCGAACGCGACGCCTTCTATATGGACTATCGCATGAAGTGCGACGAGCAAACCAAGTCGCTTTGTGTGGAGCGTGACGCCCTGCAAGCCGACAACGAGCGGCTGCGCGAGGCGCTTGAAGGCGCATTTAAAGCCGGTGCAGAAAACGGAGGATCGAAATGAAACCCTATCTTCTTGGACTGAACATTCTCCAGTCCGGCAAGCATCGTCCGAAGATTCACCTTCGCGCCGACTTCTCGAACGGAGTACATCATCAAGTAGAACTTTCTGCAAGCGAATCCGCAAAGGAAATCGAGCAAGCACTAATGGAGCTGGTAAGTAAGATTCGGGAAAACACGAGACTGCATAAATGACAACGAACCTTTCCTGTACTGGTTGTATTTACCTGAGTGGTTACAATAACGGTAAATGGTGTAGTGCGAATAACAAAAAGCTATCCACAACCTATCGACTAATCTCTGTAGAGAAGCAGCGAAGTGATGCCGGTCGCTGTGGTCCGGAGAGGGTAATGTACAAGCAAGATCTTCTCTACAAGTTTCTTTCACTGTTTCAAAAGTAATTTCAACCGCCCATTTCGGGCAAACATCTGGAGGTTCTACCATGAAGCAAAGCATCATTGCAGCACTCGTTCTCGCACTTCTTTCGGGTTCGGCCTTTGCGGGAGGAGAAAGAGGGCACGGAAGAAAGCATTCTGGAAACCAAGCTCAAGGGCAAGCACAACTGCAAGCCCAGGGGCAACGTCAGGGGCAATCGCAAGCGGCTTTCGGTGGGGCGGGAGGAGC